AAAAAGGAATAAAATGGAAGTAGCAGAATTAGTCACAAAATTTTCTTTTACAGGCAATTTAAGACCCCTTGATGCCTTAAATAAAGGTTTAGAAACCGGAATACACTTAATTACCACCATTACTGCCGCTTTTACTACTGCCAACGGGTATATGGCTATGGTTTTAAGTAGTGCTGATGAAATGACTCAATTAAGCAGGGAGACAGGGGTAGCAATAGAGACTATTCAAGAATTAAGCTATGTAGCGAGTGTAAGCGGTTCATCTATTGACGCTTTGAAAATAAGTTTAAAAGGGTTAAGCGAAAAAATAGGAGAAGCGGCTATACAAGGGAATGAGGATTTTGCAAGGCTTGGTATAAGCATTAGAGATAGTTTTGGGAATGTTAAGACTGCTGATGTTATTTTAGTTGAATTAATGCAACGCTTTAAGCAATTAAATCTATCCTTGCAAGAGCAAAAGGCTTATTTGCAACGTTTAGGAATAGATGAAAGCCTTTTGCAAATGATGAATTTAACTGGTGATGAATTTGATAAGTTAAGAGAAAAAGCAAGATTATTAGGTGTTGTTAGTAAAGAGCAGGGAGATTTGATTGCAAGTTTTAACGATAGTTTAACTACTCTTAGGTTTGGTTTAGATGCTATACAAAAACAAATTGCAATAGCTTTTGCACCGCAGTTGAAAAACTTAGTTGATGGCTTTACTGATTTTTTAATAGCAAACAGGGCTGTAATACAAGACGGATTGAAAAAGTTTTTTGAAATTGTAAATAGTGGTATGGGAGCAATTTGGCATTTTGGAGAATTAATTCTCAAACTAATAGACAATACAATAGGATTTAAAAATGCTTTAATGTTAGCTGGTGCCGCTTTTTTGTATTTGAATAGAGCTGCATTATTAAACCCTTTTACACTTATTTTAAGTGTTATAGGAGGAATAATAGCTATAATAGATGACTTATATACTGCTATGAAAGGCGGTAAAAGTGTAATAAGAGAATGGTTAAAAGAGTGGTTGCATATTGATATAGTTAAAGTTATTAGAGGCATTAAAGAAGCTTTTGTAGAAATGGTTAAAGATGTGAAAATAGCATTTAAAAACCTTTTTACAGGGATAAAAGCTACAATATCTAATGTTTTTAATTTCATTAAGCATATCTTTAAACAAATAGAAAGCTTTATAAATCCTCTTATAGATAAGATACATTCTATTAGTAAGATAAAAACTTCATTCACTAATAAGGTGAAAAATTGGTTTGGTGGTCTTTTTGGAGATGATGAAGTAAAAATAAAAAAAGAAAACATAGTAAAGCAAGATGTAGCACTAACAACTCCTTACAATTACAAAAATATTGCATTACCTAATGCTGTAAATAATTCTAATGTTGTTAATAAGCAAGAAAATAATATTAAGGTAGAAGTAAAGACTGATAACCCTGATATTGCAGGTAAAAGTGTAGTAAATGAAATAGAGAGCTTTTTAGAAAATGCAAAAGTTTATTTTAGTAAGGGTGGGAGATGATAGGGCTTGAAGCTTTATTTAGTAACAAAAGTGATAAAAAAAGAATAGGAATTGGTGGTTGGGTAGCTGATGTGAGGTTAAATGAAAGTATAGAATTTAAAAGCGATGTCCCAGATAATTATGTAGAAGATGGGAGTGTGATAAATGACCACATAATCAATAATCCTGTTGTTTTAAATATAGAGGGTGAAGTTAGTGACTTACATATTAAACCTTTCTTTTTAAGTGATTTTTTTGTTAAGCCTATTGACAAGGCAGCAGGGATTTTGAACGCTGTATTTCCTTTTAAATTAACAAATCAAGCTACACAAAAGATAAAAAAGGTTGCTATTAATGCAACTGATAAAGCAAAACAATTAGAAAGCTATTACAAGAACATTGAAAACCTATACAAACTCTATGAGAACAAAAATGAGCTATTAAGAAAAGAATTTATAGAGTTTCTAAATAGAGTATTTTGCACGAAAGAATTAATAACAATTGAAACTCCATTTGGGACCTACAAAAATATGAGAATTATTTCTCTTACTCTTACTAAGGATAATAAGACTGATGAAGCATTAAGCTACAAAATAACCGCAAAGGAAGTAAGGTTTGCTAAGACTATTTATATAAAAAATAGTAGTGTTTATTTTAACCCCTCTTTAAGCGTTGCAAATGATATAAGCTCTAAAAAGCAAAAAGGGGTAGTTCAAGGAGAAAGTAAAAGTTTTAAAAATAAAGAAGAGCAAAAAAGCTTTTTATACACTTTATTAAAGGGGTGATATGAGGAAAATAATTATAGAAAGCGAGCCTAAGCAAGAGTTTTTAATCCCATTTGAAGATGATTTTATTAAGGTTGAGTTAGATTTTAGAATGGAGCGATGGTTTATGAATGTTAGCTATAAAGACAAAAAGGTGAATGGGTTAAAATTGGCGAGTGGTGTATTAATGCTACAAGGAAAAAATTTACCTTTTGATATTTTTGTAGATGATAAAGGATTAGGGATAGACCCTTTTAGAGTAGATTGTTTTGAGAGTGGTTTGTTTGATTTTTATCTTTTAGAGAGAGAAGACATAGAAGTGATTAGGAATTAAAATGAGATTTATGAGAAATTATGAGTTGATTATTACTCTAACAAGTGGAGAGGTTGTTAAGATTACCCCTGAAATAAGAATACAATTTGAAGCAGTTAAGAGCATTAGAGGAGGGCTGAACAACTGCAAAATAAAAATTTACAATTTAAGCGAAGAAAAGAGATTAAAGTTAGTTAAAGACAAGGAAGATGGAAGTAAATTATTGCCTTTTCTACTTAGAGCTGGTTATTCTAAAATGGATACACTTTTTAAAGGTAATGTTTGGGAAGCTTATAGCGTTAAAATGGGAGCTGATTTTATTACTTTTATTAGTAGTTTAGATGGTGGGTATGCTTTTATAAATAGCTTTACTTCTAAAACTATAAACGGTGGGGATTATAGAGAATTTTTACTTAAAGATATGCAGGGGATAAGTAAAGGGGCTTTTACTAATAGCAAGAAATTATTACGCCCGAAAGTGTTAGTAGGAAATCCTTTTAAGCTAATAGAAGAAAGCTTAGGAGATGATGAAACTTATTATATAGATGGTGAAAAACTTTATATTCTAAAAGATGATGAGGTAGTAGATGGTTTTATTCCATTAGTAAGCCCAGAAACAGGGCTATTAGAAACTCCAGTTAAGAAAAATCAAGAAGTAAGCTTTAAAACTTTGTTAAATCCTGCTTTAAGAATAGGAGGATTAGTAGAGCTTAGGAGTGTAGGTGCTAAAAATTTGAATGGTGTTTATAAAATAATAACTATAAAATACAGGGGAGATTATTATGGTGGGGATTGGTTGCAAGAAGTTGTCTGTATGGGATTAAGTGACTATAAGGTGGTAAAATGAAAACTAAAACATTAAAACCTGATTTAGAAAGCGTAATTTTAAGCGCTATAAATGAAGCTTTAAGTAATACTCACACCACATTGATTGCAAAAGTGACAAAAGTGAATAAAACAACTATTAATTGTAAGCCTGTAATAAGTAGAGTAGTAAATAACAAAAAAGTAGATTTACCAGAGTTTATAGATGTTCCAGTAATAAACTTTTTAGGAGGAAGCAGTAGCATTCAAATGCCCATTAGTGTTGGGGATTATTGTGTTCTTTTTGTTAGCGAAAGGTGTTTTGATAATTGGTATTATGGAAACGATTTTGAAGCTCCATTAGAAGAAAGGATGCACGATTATTCTGATAGTATTGCTATTGTAGGACTTAAAAATAAAGATGGCGAATTAGATATACCTAAGGTTATTACTATCTTAGGAGATACCTATCAAAAAGGAAATTACACACATGATGGAAATAGAGTTCAAAATGGAAACTTTACTTTAAATGGTAACGAGGAAGTAAATGGAGACGTGGTTATAAATGGGAATTTAACTGTTAATGGAAATATTACCTGCACAGGAACTATTGCGGCTGGAAACTTTACAGGTTTAAATGGTGGGGCGCTTACAACTAATGTTGATATAATAACTACGGCTGATGTTAAGGCGGGTAGCATAAGTTTAAAAGAGCATATCCATATTGATGGTGATGGCGAAGAAACAAGCAAGCCACAATAAAGGTGAAAAATGAAGTTTAGAAGATTAGATGAAAATGGGGATTGGACTTTTGGTAGTGGAGTAGCAAATTATTCAAGCGACAATGATGCTATTTTGCTAAATGTAACTACGAGAATAAAAAGTTTTAAGAATGACTGGTTTTTAAATGTTGATTTTGGTGTAGATTGGTTTAATTTGTTAGGAAGTAAAGATAGAGAAGAAGACATAAAAGAGGCGATAAAGCAGGCAGTTTTAGAAAGTTATGGAGTAGTTAGGATAAATAGTTTAGAAATAGATGTAAAAGATAGAAGTGCTACAATAAAAATAAATATAGACACTATATTTACAGCTTACAATAAATTGGAGGTGATGTTATGACAATAAATGAAAAAGGTATTATTTTAGATAGTTTTGAAGATATTTTTAACAATTTAGCTGAGGGAATGAAAAAAATTTATGGAGAAGACATTAACTTAGACCCTAACTCACCAGATGGGCAAATGTTAGGTATTTTTAGTAAGGTTGTATATGATTTAGAAAGCTTTTTAGGTAGAGTGTATAATAGTTTAGACCCTGATTTAGCAGAAGGACACGAGTTAGATAAAATCTTAAAATTGTTAGCTACGAGCAGACTCCCTGCAACTAAAAGTATTGTAGATGTAGAAATAGAAGTTAGTAAAAACACTATTTTACCTGCTGATTACACTTTAAAAGATATAAATAATCAAGAATGGGTTATAGAGAAAGAACAAGAAGTTTTAGAAGGCGTAAATATTGTGACTTTTGTTGCGAAAGATTGGGGAAGAATAGAAGCATTACCGAACACTATAACTAAGCAAGTCACAATAATTCCGGAAGTAATAAGCGTAACAAATCCTAATGCGGCTTTACCAGGTAGAGATGAAGAAAGTGACGTAGAGTTAAGAAAAAGAAGAAATAAGATTATAGGTTATAACGCTGTAAGTTTAATTAGTGGTATGTTAGGGAAAATTCTAATGTTAGAAGAGGTAAAAGATGCAGTTATTTATGAGAATGATACTGATTTGTATGACAATGTAAAAGATTTACCGCCGCATACTATCTGGGTGATTGTAGAGGGTGGAGATGTTAATGACATAGCAAAAATAATCGCTACTGATAAAACCTTAGGAACAGGAATGAAAGGAGATATCGAAGTTAATTATATTGAACAAATACCAAGAAAAGATGGGACATTTAGAGAATATGTGCATACAATAAAATTTGATAGACCAGCTTATAGTGATGTATATGTGAAGTTTAATGTAAAGAAAAAAAGCAGTGATGATATTATAGATATTGAAGCTATAAAAGATAAATTAGTTGAATTTGAAACTAAAATAGCTGAGAGTATAAATGTAACTGAGTTATATGGTTATATTTATAGTGCTGGTAATAATTTTATTGCTATGGATTTAATGGTTAGTAGAGATGGTGTTAATTGGGTAGATGATGTTTTAGAAGCTAACTTAAATGAGAAGTTAGTGATTAATAGGGATTATATAACTATAACTGAGGTGGTGTAAAATGGGCATTTTAGTTGATAATTATAAAAAACTTCTAATAGTGCAATATGCAGACAAACCGAAAGCAAAACAAACAATTGAGACCTTTTTAGGTGAATTAGAGAAAGTTTATGAATTAGCTAATGAATTTGATGAGGCGTTTGATTTAGATTTAGCGGTAGGGAAGCAATTAGATATCTTAGGTAAAATAGTCGGGTTAAGCAGAAGAGTAAAACTTGTTATTCCTAAAAAATACTTTGGGTTAAATGGGAGTTTTGGAGATAAATTTGAGATTGTTGAGAGCTATCCTTTTAAAGACAAGTTTGAGCCTGCTTATAGTGATGTTGAATTAAATGATTATGATTATAGGTTCTTTTTAAGAGCTAAAATTTCTAAAAACTATGCAAAAGCTACAATGATTGATGAAAACAAGTTAAGCGTGCAAGATGTTGTAAGTTACATTTTTGAAGAAAAAGCTTATGTTGTTGATAAATATGATATGAGTTTTTGTTTGTATGTTAATAGAGACTATGATTTTGATAGAATTAGATACATTATTAAGTTAAACTTAATCCCTAAACCGCAAGGGGTAAGAATTAGGGAGATAGTATCTTACGATGAAAATGGGACTTTTGGGTTTAGAGATAATGGGAGTGCAATAGGTTTTGGAGATAAGTTTGGTGAAAATGTTGGTTATTTTGCAAAAAGAGAAATTTTATAAGGAGTAAAAATGGGTAAATTTATTAGATACGACGGAAGCGTTTTGCCTTTTGCTATAAATGCTACCGGTTATAATAGGACGATTTTCGGGGATACTGCTCAAAGCAATGATATTAACGATAATTTGAATTCTAATTTTTTATTAGGTTGGGAGATTGTAGGTCCTAATGAAGCTCCTACAAAACAAGATTTTAACGCGTTAGGATATACAACTACTTACTTAATAAGTTATTTATACCAGCAAGGGATACCTGAATGGAATGTTAATCAAGAGTATTTTGTTAATAATTATGCAGTAGGGAGTGATGGTGCTTTATATAAATCCTTAACAGGAGATGAGGTTACACCTAATAAAGGCAATGACCCTACGACAGATACAAATAATTGGGTTAAGGTAGCTGATTTTAGTGATGCAGAAATTTTGCAAAAGGTAGAAAATGCTACCTCATCAAGCGATATTGAGTTTAAAAGTGATGCAACTGGAGTGATTTTAATAGATAGAAGCGACAATACAAAAAAATACAGACTTTTTGTAGATGATGGAAATTTAGGAATAGAGGAGGTGTGATGTGAGTAAGATTTTAGTAGGAAGTAACTTTAATTATAAAAATTTAATAATTAATGGTGCCTTTGATATTTGGCAAAGAGGAGAAGACGTTACAGGGCAAGATGGATATTTAGGTGTAGATAGGTTTAGAGTTTGGCAGGATACAGATGGTAACGCGTTTGATATTAGAAATGTAAAGAGTGTTGATGGTTTTATTAATATTAGTAGATACGAAGTAAGTAATACTGATAGTGATGCAACTTATAATAATTTTGGAGTAACACAAAGAGTAGAGCCTTTAATTTATGCTCCACATATAGGAGAAAAATTAACACTTAGTTTTTGGGTAAAAAGCAATAAAACAAGCATAAAAGTGTATATTAAACATAACTACACTGATAGCGACGGAAATGAGCAAGAGGAAATATTGTATAGTGCAGATTTAACAATAGTTGGTGATAGTTGGAACAAAATCGAGCAAACATTTGTTTTAGACAGTGCGGCTTTACAGGATACAAGCAATACTACTAATTGGGTTGAGTTATTTGCGATTGAGGTAGATGGTGTGACTGATGGGGATTATTTAGAGTTAAAAGAGGTGCAGGTTGAAAGAGGTAATATAGCTACCGACTTTGAAAGAGTGCCTTATGATGTAGAGCTTGCAAGATGTATGAGATATTATGAGGATGTTTATGCTGATTTTAGAGCATACTCTGATAACAATTTTTATCCGATGATAACATATACATTTATAGTAGAAAAAAGA